CGCGCACCGTGTCGAGCAGTCCTTGATCGGCAACGCCGTCCGCCTCGGTCGACAAGACCGCGATCCGCACGGTCGGGTCGCGCCCATCACGCCAGATCGCGACGTTGCGCACGCGCACGTCCGCTGCCATCGCAACGGCCTTGTAACGCTCGGCCGGGCCGCCGGCGGAGCGGCCCAGAACCGTAAGGCGCACGCGCTCGCGCAGCCGTTCGTCCGTCTCCCCAGCAAGCCGGACCAAATCGTAGAAGGCCGCTAGATGATCAAGGTCGGAGCCGCGCGCGAATGCCAGGAGATTGGCGCGGGCCGCATCGTTGATCCGCCCACGCAGGAGCAATTCGCGATAGGCAAAGGCCTGGCAGATGATCGTCACCGGATCGGTTTCCAGACCGCCGACGTCCCAGGTGATGCCAATCTCGGCAAGGCGTGTCCGTGCGTCCTCGATGAGCGCCGCCAGTAGCGCATCGTAGTCCAGGTCCTCGATAATCGCCGGCGTGGGAAGCTGCGGGATCGTCATGCGGCGGTTCCTTCCACCGATCGCAGCATCGCCAGCGGAACGGCCGCCGTGACACTTTCGCCGTTTTCGTAGATCCCAAGCCGGCCTTCCGGAAAGTAGGTGCCCGCGTGGCGCAGCCCGAGACCGCCCTGGCGTGTCAGGTTCACGAGCTGCATCGACACGATGCGATACTCCGGCTCGAAGGTGTGCGCTGCCACGGTGAGATCGGTGTAGAGCTGCAGGGCGAGCGCGGGCGTGATGTCCTCGGCAAGCCGGGAAAACAGCTCGGATCCGAAGCCGAGCCGCATCACTCGCGTGCCGAGCCGCGTCGCCCAGATCTTCTCCAGGCTTTGAACGACATGGGGCCAGCCACGCAACGGCTCGCCGGTCCGGGCGTTCAGCCCCGTGCGATAGCGAAGCGCACGTCGACCCGGTCGCCGACCCGAGCGACACGCTCGCCGCCGTCGCCGCCAAGCTGTACGTCACCGCTTTCCACGGTCACCTGCGGCGCCTTGACGTAAGCGCGGTCCTCGCGCACCGCTATCCGGACATCGTCGCCGAATGTCCAGACGGCCTCCTCGTCGCTATTCGAGGGCGGGCTGTTGTCGTCGTCATAACTGGCGGAAACCGCAATGCTGGCGCTGCCGATCGTGCCCGAGGGCGAATGCAGCACCATCTGTTCGTTGTCCGCCGGAACGGAATGGACCTTCAGCCGACCGGCGGCCGGTTCTTGCCAGCGAACGGGCGGCGACAGGATCGGCTGTCCGTTCGCGCCGGTGGCGAGTTCAAGGCGCAGCGTGCGAGTTTCCAGATCCTGACTGCCGGGCACGACCTTGCCCGTCAGCAGTTGCCGCGCCTGGCGCCCGGCGACCTGGTGAATATGCCGGCGAAGGGTTCTGAGCTCCTGGGCCGCGACCGAACTCATACCCCGCCTCCCGTCCCGATCATCGCGCGGATCTCGGCCGGAATGTCGTCGTCGCTCGGGAACTTCACGCCAGGGCGATCGTCGCCCTCGTCCGGCATGCTGAATGCTGGCGTCGGTCCGCCGACGAGATCCGGTCCCAGCCCGACGATCCCTTGCGTCCAGGTGACCGCGTAATAGGCGGTTCCCTTCTCATAGGCCTTGGCCGTGAACATCGGCCGCAGCTGCGGCCCCGGCGTTCCCTCCGGCGGCGTCACCAGAGAAAGCCCCCAGGACGACAGATCCGGATCGTGCAGCACCTTGAGGATGTGCGAGCCGATTGCGTGGGCAATTACGTCGCGCGAGATCCGGCGCTTCTCGGCAAGCTTCGCGTAGTCTTCCGTGACGATATAGGCGGACCACTCAACCGGCATGACGAAGGTCCCGTCGACCTCGCGCGGCGCCTGGACGCGCGACCAGCCGATGGCAACGCCCGGCGCGGACACGACGGCACGCTTGACCACGTCGTAGATGTCGATCTTGCCGGGATGGGCGATCACCTTGACGTCGTCGAACTCGGCCGCGAGCCCCGCGACAATGGCATCGCGCAGCTCCGTCATCCGGTCGGCCTCGATCAGCTGGTCGAGCGTGCGCCCCATCACCGCGCTCCTTCGATACCGAGATAGTCGGTGACGATCTCGAGGATCTCCTGGCGGTTTTCGTCGGAGAGACCGACGAAGGGGCGCGCCGGGATCGTGACCTCGTCTGCAAGCACGAAACGTCCCGCAACGGTGAAGGCGAGCTTGCCGGCCTCGCGCGGAACGATGGTCATGCCGTTCTGGTGGACATGGGCGTATTCCCAGCCCGCGCCCCATTCGGCGACATCGGCGGAAGCGCTGCTGGCAACGCTGTCGAGAAGGTTCCGGCCGGTCTCGCGCAGGATCGGCGTCTCGGCGATATTGTCAGGCCAGGGCGTGCCGTCGGGAGCGGTCTTCTCGCTTTCGATGCGCCGCCGCGTCTGGCTTTCGCCGATCGCGGCGATCGTCTCCATGAGCGGCGCCGGCTCGAAATCCGTCAACGGACGAAGCCGCATGATCGCCTCGTCCAGGTCGCCAATGTCGATTTCAATCGAGACGCTCATCAAAGCCACTTCAATCTGTCGCGGGAAAACATGCGCTCGGGCACGTCGACCAGGACCTCGTTCGGGGACGAGGGCAGCGGATCGTCCGCGCCCTGGCCGCCGGGGGTTCCGTCGAACGACAACGCACCCTTGCCGGAGGCGATCGCTTCGAGACGCTTGATCGCGGCCTCGTAGCGTTCCTTGATCCGCTCGTTGGAGCGGGCGAAGGACAGGGCGATGCGGTAGAGCGCGACGTCGATGGTGTAGAAGCGCAGCGTGTCGAGGCTGTCGGCGTCGAGCAGGGAAAGTTCTTGCGCGGTATAGCGGGCTTTAAGGATCGCCCGCACCTCGGCGCTGGCATCTGCGAGGGCCGCCGCGACGCGGTCGGTGTCGACCACGTCGGTGTTTTCGTCGGCTGCGAGAAGGATCAGCTCGGCCGGATGGCGCGCCTCGATGTCGTCGATCGTCGCATAGGGCTGCACGTTCGATCCCCCTTCATGCCGGGTGTCCGGTTCACCAGTCGCCGGCGACCGCCTTGGCGCTCTTCAGCTCCTGGAACTCGGATGCGGTAAGCAGGAGCGGCGTGCCGGGCGCCTTCAACCCGCCGTCCATCTGGACATGGCAGAGCGCCACATGCTCGCGCCGTTCGGTCGGATCGGCGGCGGTCTGGTCGTTCTGCGCAGCCGTCTCATCGTCCTTGGCAGCCGCCGTCGCGGTGGCCTTGTCGGCTTCGGACACCTTCTCCGCCGTCGTTTCGCTCGCACCCTCAGTCTGATCGGCGTCGGAGGCCGTCGACGTTTCGGCGGCAGTCTCTTTCGCGGACGCGGCCTCGGCGGACGTGTCGGCTTCGGGGCGTGCGGGTTTCGTGCTGCGACGTGCCATGTTCGGCTCCTTCACTTGGTGACGTGTTTGACCGCCCACATGACGGCTTCCTCGGTGCGCTGAGCCGCGATCGCGAGCTCTCGGCTTCCCAGGCGATCCATCGCCGGATCCGTCTCACCGGCGGCGTGGAGTTCGGCCAGCAAGGCGGCGCCCAGATCCTTGATCCGCGCCATCCGCGCCTTTTCCTCATCCGACAGGATGCGATAGGCATGACGCATGGCGTTGTTGGCCACGCGCTCGTCGCTGGTTGCGTCGATTGTTTTCGACATCGGTATCTCCCGGTTTCGAATTGAGCCGCTGTTTGCCGTCGGGTCCTCGCGGAGCCGTGTCCGACGGCGGGGCTTCGAGGCTGTCGTCCGGCTTGTGGCCGGACGTCACCCGCTCGCGGCGCTCCCCGCCGAATTCGATCAGATCGGGTTCTGGATCAGATAGCCGACGTCCTTGGCGACGATCTCTTCCTTGACGCGCTCGCCGGAACGGACCCGGTAACCGCCTTCCAGGCCGACATCCTCGTCCTCGATCCGGCCCGCGATGCGCGTGCCGTATTGCGCGGTAAAGCCGTAGGTGATTTCACCCTCGGGCCGCGCGGTCGGATCGATGTAAAGCGCCGAGATACTGTTGCCCCAGGCGCGCGCGAGCGTTGCCGCCTGTCCGGGCTTGGCCGTGTTGACGAAGGCCTCGCCGATCAGCACTTCGCGGATGTTCAGCAATTCGGCGAGCTGCTGCGGCGTGATCATGCCCTCGTTCGTCAGATTGCCCTTCACGGCGTTGACGAGCTTCGGGTGCCGCTTGACCTTCGACCAGACGGGCTGCCCCATCACCAGGGTATTCGCGCGATAGATCAGCGTTCCGTCGATCGCCGCATCCAGAATGCCGATCGGATCGGAGTTCGCGTAGTCCGACAGCTTGTCGGTGCCGACCAGCGCGATCCGGCGGGCGGCGTCATAGCTTGCCGGATCCTGGACACGCGCGGCGACGCGGACCTCGCGGTCGAGCTCGACCAGCTTGGTCAGCATCATCGTCGAATGCTGCTCCGGATCGTAGGACGAAAGCCCGGCCGCGCGGGCATCGGCGGCGGCGGTGATGTCGGACTGCGGGATCGGAACGTCGAGACCGTAATCCTTCACCGCGCTCGTCCGTTCCTCGCCATTGAAGGTGACCTGATTGACCTGGCCGAGGCGACCGACCTCGGTTTCCGGAACGGTGAAGGCCTCGGCAAGCGGATATTCCGTCCACTTGAATTTCTCGCCGCCGACGGGAACGCGCGGCAACACGCGGTCGGCGATCAGCGCCTGCGCGGGATTGGAATAGCCGATCGCGATCGCGGTAAGGACCGGGTCAACGATAAAGGGGCGCCTGGGTGCCATGATCAAGCCTCGTTAGAACTGCCGGCTCAGGCCGGCGTGTTGATGATGCCCGGCGCCACGAGAACCGGGATGATGTCGTTTTCCACGCCCTCGGCGAGGGCGATGGCGGCTGTACGCACGACCGCGCCGACAACGGGAGCGGCAAGGACGCCCTTGCCATCGGCATCGGCGGTCAGCGGATCGCCGGCATCGACGGCGCCTCCCAGCTGAAGCTCGGCGAGACCGAGGAGCGTCACGTCGAGCATGCCTCCGGCATCCGCGCCGAGCGGCATGGACACGCCGAAGGAGAGCGCCGTGTTGGACGCGGCGGCAATCGTCTCGCTGGCGGTGCCGGAAAAGGCGACAATGCGGCGCCCGGCCGTTTCGGCGCCGGCGCGATAGGACTTGATGAGAGGGTTCGTCACGACCGGTTCTCCTTGACCATGTTGACGGCGTCGGCGATCGAGAGATCGACGCCCTTGGCACGCCTTTCGGCGACGAGCTCACGCGCCGCCGCCGCGAGCGTCACCGGATCGAGCGGCCCGCCGTCGGAAGGCTTGCGCGTGTCGAGACCGGATGCGGCCAGCGTCTCGGGCGTGGCGTCGAGAAGCTTCTTCACCGCCGCGAGCCCCTCGTCGGTGGCGCAAAGGGCGGCATAGTGATCGCGCTGCGCCGGCACGATCTTCTTCGCCTTGAGGGCATCCTCGATCAGCGCATCGACTT